GCCAGTTGGAAAAGTCTTGACCAAAGCAGCAGTCGTTTATGAAATCTTCGCCGACCACCGACAGATTGAATTTGTCGGTTTTGCATGTGATGTCCAATATCACATAGCTCTCCCCTTGAGACCTAACTACCTAATAGACGGACCCGTGGGTCCGGTTATACATCCCTGATTACATTCGGAAGTCCCGACGCAACGCCCTGATTCCTCTAGAGCTTATCTGCGCTGGGTCCGGCTAACAACCGGATGTATAACCTGATGCAGTGCGCCGGCTTTATCGTTTCAGTTGAGTGCAATGCAATGCCCGCTTTGGGTCGGACCTGCCCTTCGGTGATGATCACGATCCATCCCTCGGTGAACAGTCTCTGCTCACTGAGGCATCACGCTCAGCACCGTGTGTGATCACTGCGCATCAACACGCGCAGCTTGCTGGCCTCGGTACCCTGCGTGGGGTCCCGCTGGGCAGGCCGCTTCCGATGTACCAGCTCACTGGTACATCGCTACCGCCTCGCACGCGTACGTATGCCCTTAGCACCATGCCGGCATGCCTACGCCACGCGCCTCCCGCCTGCCATGACGGTCACCACGTCCGTCGACCTATCGCGCCTGCCGCCACCCGAGGTGGTGGAAACGCTCGCCTACGAGCAGATCTTCGCCGAGATGCTGGCCGACCTGGTCGCACGCGATCCGTCGTTCACCGCGTTGGTGGAATCCGATCCGGCGTACAAGATCCTGCAGGTCGCTGCGTACCGCGAATTCAACCTGAGGCAACGGGTGAACGATGCGGCCAAGAGCGTCCTGCTCGCTTTCGCCGTCAAGGGGACACTCGACAACCTCGCCGCCTTCTACGGCGTGACCCGTCTCACTCTCGACCCCGGCGATCCATCGCTGGGCATCTCACCGACGGTTGAATCCGACGACGACCTACGCCGTCGCGTCACGCTCGCCCCCTCGGGCTATTCCGTCGCCGGCCCGGATGACGCATACATCTTCCTCGCGCTCAGTGCCTCCGGCCTGGTGCTCGACGCCAAGCCCACCAGCCCCACACCGGGCAAGGTCGTTGTCAGTGTGCTGTCGCGTATCGGCGATGGCACCGCCGATGACGATCTACTCGCCCTCGTCACCAGCGCGCTCAGTGCAAAAACCAAGCGCCCGCTGACCGATCACGTCACGGTGCAAAGCGCTCAGATCGTCCCCTTCGCCATCGTCGGTACGCGTTACACCTTCGGTGGTCCGGATAGTGAGCTGGTGTTGGCTGCCTCCGATAAAAATCTCGCGGCCTACCTTGCGGATTCAAAAAAACTCGATCGCGACATCACGCTCGATGGCATCTACGGTGCGTTGCGCGTGCCGGGCATCCAGCGCACGGATCTGATCTCGCCGAGCGCCAACGTCGTCATCAGCGGCACGCAGGCTGCCCACTGCACATCGATCGCGCTCGCGTATGGCGGGATCGATGAATAGCCCCCCGAGGGGACGCAGCCTGCTGCCACCCAATGCCACGGCCAGTGAGCGCGCTATCGAGGCCGCCACCGCACGCCTCGCGGATATTCCGGTGCCCATTGCCGAGTTATGGAATCCGCACACCTGCCCGGAAGACAAACTCGCGTGGCTGGCATGGGCGCTCGGCATCAGCGCGTGGAAAAGCTACTGGCCACTGGCCGTCAAACGCGCACGCGTGGCCAGTGCCATCGACATCGCCCGACGCAAGGGCACCGCGCAAAGCGTCTTCGACGTCATCGCCAGTTTCGGCGGCTCGGTGGTGCTTACCGAGTGGTGGCAGATGGACCCACCCGGTATCCCGTACACCTTCGACATGCAGCTCACCGTCTCCGGTATCGACGGCGAGCCGGCCAGCGCTGCGTTCGTCGACGACGTCATCGCCGAGGTCAGCCGCACCAAGCCCACGCGCAGTCATTTCACCTTCACGCAGACGGCCACGCTCACCGGACGCCTCCGCGTCGCCGCGTTCATCCGCCCCTGCATCTATGCCCGCCTGAACCTGCACGCCGACGCCAAGGCCTCCTGATATGTCCGCTTTGAAAATAAATGTCACCCCGGCCGGCCGCGCAGCGCTAGTCAACGCCAAGAACAACGGTACCAATGCGGTCATCGTGGCATCGGTCGGCATCACAGCCAGCAGCTTCGCCTATGCCCCAAACATGACGACACTGCCCGGTGAAATAAAGCGCATCACCACACTCTCCGGTGGCGCGACCGCCTCCGACACCCTGCACGTCACCATTAAAGACGACAGCACGGATGCGTACTCGGTCAATGGTCTAGGCATCTACCTTGCCGACAACACGCTGTTCGGCGTTTTCAGCCAGGCCACGACCCTGCTGCAGAAAAGCGCACAGGCCACGATGCTGCTCGCTGCCGACGTGCAGTTCGCCGACATCGACGCCAACAGCCTCACGTTCGGCGACACCAACTTTCAGATGAGTTTGGCCACCACGGATGTCACCGGCGTGGTGCGGTTCGCCACCGATGCCGAAACCCTCACCGGTGCCGACCCTCAGCTCGCCATCACGCCCAAGAGCCTGCTGGCCGCATTCAACGATCGCCTTGGCGCCGGCGCACCGAGCGCCTTCGTCAAGACGTTACTCAACAAGATCAGCGCGCTGGCGTTCGTTACCGCGCTGGGCGTCCGTGGCGCAGCCTCGTACGACACTGGCAGCGGCAATGGGCTCGACGCGGATCTGCTCGACGGCCAGCACGGTGCGTACTACCGCAACTACGGCAACCTCACCAATGTACCGGACGCTTTCACGCCGTCCGCGCACCAACACTCCGCGGCCGATATCACCAGCGGCACCCTGGTGGTGGCACGCGGTGGTACCGGCGCCGGCAGCTTCACCACTGGCAATTACCTGGTCGGCAACGGCACCGGCGCACTCGCGGAAAAAACGCCGGCGCAAGTGCTGGCCAACATCGGCGCCGCTGCCCTCGCCCACTCGCATCCGATCGCCGACATCAACGGTCTGCAGACCGCGCTCGATGCACGGCCGCTGCAGACGGCGGTGACCACGCAGATCACCGCGGCCGTGAACGCGCTCATCAATGGCTCACCCGGCGCACTCGATACGCTAAAAGAACTCGCCGATGCGATGGGCGATGATCCCAATTTTGCCGCAACGATGACCAAGGCGCTGGCGGGCAAGCAGAACTCACTCGGCTTCACGCCGGTGCAGCAGGGCACTGGCACGGGTCAGTTGAGTAACGCGGTGAAAATCGGATGGAGTGGCGCGAAGGTCAAGGTCACTATCGATGCGACCGATATGGGCAACGTCGCGTTGGAAAGCTGGGTGAATCAGACGGCGATTCTACGCGGCAACAGCAACAGCACGGCCGGAACCATTTTCTCATCTGGCGCGCCGCCGAACATTTCATCCATCAGTAGCAGTGGAAACGACCGCAATACGTCCCTGCAAATCGGCAACGCCGCCAACAACAGCGCGTCGGCAACGATGTCCTTCATTCGCGAAGGTCAATGCGGCGTCCACTTCGGTCTGGACACGGACAACGTGATGAAGATCGGCGGCTGGTCGTATGGTGCCGTCGCCTATCGCATCATCCATGAAGGCGTCGCCAACCCGGCGCTGCAAGGCACCTGTTACGCCACCGGCGGATTTCAGGTGGGCTCCTCCAAGGCGCTGAAAACGAAGTTCAAGCGCGTCCGCGCCGGGCTTGCCACCGTGTGCGCCATCGAGACGGCGAGTTACGTCTACAAAAAGACCTACAACCCCGATGGCCGTCGCCGTCTGGGCGTGATTGCCGAACAACTGGAACCCCTGATCCCCGAGGCCGTCAGCGAAGACGGTGCCGGTCGCAAGACCGTGGATTACGCGCAGATCACGCCCGTCTTGATTCAAGCCATCAAAGAGCTTTCCGCACGCGTCGACGCACTCAACGCATAAACCCAAAAGGTACTTTTACCCATGGCACCCAACGCACGCATTCGTACCATCGCCGACGGCATCACGGCCGAGATGATCGCCGAGCAAACCCACCTCCTTTACGATCCGTCGACCGGCAGCGGCGTGGTCTCCTTTCAAGCTCGCGAAAGCCTGTTCGTCAACAACGCGTATCAGCCGTTGAACGGCGACTACGACGTATTGCAGGTCACCATTGCTGACATTGCACCGCGGTGCTTTGGTGTCGGCACCGACCCCGTGACCGGTGCCGATTTGTCGAAGGTATCGACGGCTGGCTTAGCGCTAGTCATCAAGGCGGCATATGACGCGCTCTACAACGAGCGCGCGGCCGTCATGGCGGCGCACGCCGCTGCTGCCGCGGCGTCACTCATGCCGGCTCCGGTATCGGAAACGGCAGTCGGCTGATGTCGGGCTATCGCAATGGCGCCGCTGTCGATGCCGACAACCTTTTTGATACCGACATCGTCGGCGACGGGCCGCAAGCCGAGAACTTTCGCCTCTCGAACGGGGTGGGTTTGAAATACGCCGCCGCACCCTACGGAACACCAGGACCGAATTTCGGTTACCGCAACAGTGCCGGCGTCGACAACGGCCCGCGATGGACGACCAGGGGCACGGCCGTCTATAGCCTGCCCATCAACGGCAAGCAATATAACGCGGGCGACGTGGCGGGTAATCGGCAAACGGCGCAAGCCAACATTTACTTCAACGTCGCGACGAACGGCACGTATAACGTCACGGGTTACCGTGCACACGCCGCCGCCTCGGGCACGATACCGGCGGGAAACACGGTCAACGCGTCCGGCACATGGAACACCTTCGGGCTGGCCGTCTCGGCGGTGCAAGTCGCGTTCAGTGGGTCGTGGACGCTAAACCAGTCGTCAGGAACCACCAGCGGGAGCTTTGGCAGTGCATCGAACTGGCTGTCCTGCAGCGCGGCGCAGCAGGCGGGCTTCGGGCAGACCGTCGGATTCCAAGGCGGCTCCAAAGACCAGAGCGGCGCACTCACCATACAGTTCCGCAATGCTTCAACGGGACAGGTTTTATCGACGACGACCATCACGCTGACCTGCAGCGTTGAGGGCTCCGTCTAAGCAGAAATTCAACGAGAGCGCGGAGCCGCTTTTACACGACACGCCGTTTATCGATGTACCAGCCCACTGGTACATCGGCCGCGCCTAGCCCTCGCGCGCATGGCATTAGCACCATGCCGGCATGGATCAGCTCGTCGAAATCTTGCGTCTGCTGCAGAACCTGCTGCGCTTCGGCACGATCGCCTCCGTCGATCATGACGCAGGCTTGTGCACGGTAAGGACCGGTGCGCTGCTGACGCGGCCGATGCCGTGGTTTGTGGAACGTGCCGGTGACGCCAGCACGGGCTGGGACCCGAGCATCGGCGAGCAGGTGATGGTGTTCTGTCCCGGCGGGGATACCGCGCGCGGTGTCGTGCATCCGGCGATCTACTCCAACGCGGTACCGCGCCCGGCCGGCAGCGCCACGGCCAAGGTCACCACGTTCCGCGATGGCGCCGTCTTTCGCTATGACCCCGAGTCGCATCAGCTCACCGCGACGCTGCCCGAGGGCGGCAAGTCGCATGTCACCGCCTCCGGCGGCATCACTCTCGCTGGCGATACCCGGATCGTCGGCAAGCTCTCGGTCACCGACGACACCGACCTCGGTGCCACGCTGCACGTCGCCAGCGATGTCACCGTCGATACGAAGCTCACGGCGACCATCGACGTCACCGGCGGCGGCAAGAGCGTCAAGGGCCACGCTCACCCCATCGAAGGTCCTGTTACCGGAGCGCCGCTGTAATGCGCGGCATGGATCGCACCACCGGCAAGCCGCTCGACGGGCTCGCGCACCTGCAGCAGTCGATCGGCGACATTCTCGGCACGCCGGTCGGTTCGCGCGTCATGCGCCGTGATTACGGCTCGCTGCTGCCGCGCCTGATCGACCAGCCATTCAACACCGCCACAAAAATCCGCCTGGTCGCCGCCGTCGCCACCGCGTTGATGCGCTGGGAACCGCGCGTCCAGTTGTCGCGCGTGTCGATGGCTCTGGGCGACCAGCCCGGCCAGGTGGTGGTGACGCTCGAAGGCGTGCGCACCGACACACCCGTCGCCCAGCCCGCCGCGATCACCGTCCCCCTGCAACTCAGCGCCGTGCCCTAACGGCATCACCCGAGGATTCACCATGCCCAACGATTACCATCACGGCGTCCGCGTTGTCGAAGCCACCTCCGGCGCGCGCACGCTGACCGTTCCCTCCACCGCCGTCATCGGTCTGGTCGCCACCGGCGAGGATGCCGATGTCGCCGCGTTCCCGTTGAACACCGCGGTGCTGGTGACCGATGTGCAGGCAGCGATCGGCAAAGCCGGTACCGCCGCCATGGGCACCTTGCTGCCGGATCTGCAGGCCATCAACGCGCAGACCAAGCCGATCGTGATCGTGGTGCGCGTGGCCAAGGGTGTCGACGAGGCCGCCACCAGCAGCAACGTGATCGGCACCACCGACGCCAACGGCCGACTCACCGGCATGCAGGCGCTGCTCGGTGCGCAGGGTCGTCTCGGCATCAAGCCGCGCATTATCGGCGCACCCGGTCTGGACACGCCGGCCGTCAGTGTCGCGCTGGCCATCGTGGCAAAGAAACTGCGCGGCATGACCTACGTGCACGCCCACGGCGCCACCAGCGTCACCGAGGCCATCGCGTACCGCGCCACCTTCAGCCAGCGCGAAGTGATGGTGATCTGGCCCAACGTCATGGCCTTCGATACCGTCGCCAATGCCGACGTCGAAGTGCCGGCGGTCGCCTACGCGCTCGGCTTACGTGCGCAAATCGACCAGGACCAGGGCTGGCAGAAAACCATCAGTAACGTTGCGGTCAACGGTGTCACTGGCATCAGTCGCGACGTGCACTGGGATCTGCAGGATTCGGCGACCGATGCGGGCGTACTCAATGCCGCCGGCATCACCACGCTGATCAACACGCAGGGCTTCCGCTTCTGGGGCAACCGCACCTGCT